GCTAGTTCACAGGAAAAGTGAGAAAAACCTGTTAGCCCCGAAGGACTCTAACTATTATACTAATAGAAAAGAAAAACATAGAATGTCCTTCGAAATTAACGAAAAATTTTAAAATACCCGTTGGTAAGAGGGTAGTAACGAACTTTTAACTTTGGAAAAATTAGATATTAAATCCATATTTACTATTTTGGATATCAAATTTACAACTTAAATGTACTATTTATTAACTTAGGTTGCCAAAGAGATTGCGTACTAAGAAGCACGACTTAAATTAGTCAGGAGTGGAACTCCGACAAGATAGGAAAGCGAGTAATCATCACCTGGTGCTTTCCAAAGAGAACTATAAACTGAATTTATATTAGATGTAGCTGTGCGCGGCGTCAAAGTAACGCAACACGGGGGAATATGTCCCTTAAGCATATTTTGAATATTTAAAGGTCGATCAGTCGAACTATATTGAGTAGCAGGAGAGATGTGAGATATATTATAATATGGTACCTCAAATTCAACTACACCTTCAATAGTGGGATCGACTATAATATTTGATGATACAGAATTTAAAACACTAGGACCTAACAAAGCCGCAACAGCTATATTTACAGTTGCACTAAAATAATTAACTAATGTGTTCATAGTATCTTGAATTGAATTAAACATTGAAATATCCCAAGAAAAATTACTTTTAACTCTACCATTTGAATTTACAGAAGTTTCCGAAATCATTTTGTAACGCATCGAACCACGCCAAAAAGCATATAAATAGTAATAATAATCCAATTGTGACATATTTCGTGTAGTCCCAACTGTAGTAGGTGCAATTTGTTGTGAAAAAGGAGCTAAAACAATAGAATTTACAGTGCCATTATCATTAAGAGTAATATTACCAGCATCAACTTTCCCAAATCGTTTGATTAGTTGACGAATAGACATAATTTTTTCACCAACACAATGCGCTTCAGGAGACCAATTTGCATTAATTTCATGAGTATCAATAGAGGGAGGATGAATACCCTTCTGAGCCTCATTTCGTGGTATAGCTTCATTTGCTCCCATCAATGACATTTGCGCTTTTGGTTTTACAACATTATATTCTTGTTGGATCTCATTAGCAGAACGCTCATCAACTGCGGCCGTAAGTGTTCCACCATAAGGTACGTAAGAAGGACAAGTTGGATTTGCAAAAGTTAAATCAGGTCCACCATGAACTTCAACAATAGTCTCAATTGCAGGATATACATTATTAGCAGCAACCAACTGATTCAATACTTCAACCCTAACAATACCTGTAACAGCATTGTACATTAATGAGTTATTTGTACCCAACCAAGTAGATTCCGGTCTAATGCAATACATCCAAGGTCGAGATGATATATACGGGACCGTGAATGACACCTCTGTGGAAGTTCGCAGATCAACTATCATTTTTTGAGTTTTAGATACGTCAGGTGTGCCAGTTGAAATAGTTGTGTTAAAATAAAAAGGTATAAAACTTATACGTAATCTACCAGAGTGATATTGCGTTTTAACAAATTTAAATGTATATACAATACTACCGCGCCACATACCAAAACTGTTAGCGACATAACCCATATGAGTTGTTCTAAATCTATCAGTGATTGTTGAAGAATAATTTTTAATTTTCATTGGAGTCACATAATTATCCCACAAAACAGAACCAGTTGTAGAACCAGTACCTGTTGAGGGCCAGGAAAAAGTGTCCCAAAAATTAGGAATTGAAAGAACATGGGAAAGCGCCATTTCATCTGAGGAAGTTCCAGATAAACCACTTTTAGTTTCTATTTCATTCGACGAAGAAAGAGCCAATTTATGTGATGTATCAGCCCCGTCATAATTTGCCATTCGACTTTGACCACGCAATTTCGATTCACAAGGTAAACCCTGAACTGTTGGCTTAGAATAACCCAAAAGTTTAAAAATGTTTGCAGCCTGTGCAGAAATCCATGCAGGTTTTGAAAAAATATTACCAATAATAGGAATACGAGACAAAGTTGAAAGACCTTCTGAAATTTTCCCTATTCCAGAAGAAGTTGAATTATTATTTTTAAGTTGAGTTAATTCAAC